TCACTGCCATCAGGATAGTAATTAATTTGTGTTAGGTCTTCGTTAACCATATCCAAATATGTCATAAACTTATTCTCAGTAAGTTTGTCGGTAATGTTAAAAATTTGTCTATTAAAATCTAATATGTGGCTTTTAGATCTATCTTCTCTATAGTGCCAATCAAGACTTAGTCCAACCATGTCACTACTTCTTGGATCGCCTGTTTCTTTTTTGTCCTTCATATGCGGACGCAAAGATTGTAATTCCTGTAAGATTAGACTTGCTTCTCGTGGACTATAATAGTCATAGATAATAGTATGTGGGAAAGGTGCATTTAGGTTATGAATTCTCATTCCAAACTGTTCCTTTTTCTATAGCATAACGAGCGGCTTCGATGTAGTCTTTATCCTCTTCAGATAGCACACTCCAAAATTTGGAGACACTTGAGATATGATCAGAAACTTTATTAGCATCTGTTAAATGATAATTAGAGTCCATCATATGCTCAAGTTCATCCATTCTTGTTTTAATCTTATTTTTTAACATACACTTATAATACTACAAGTTGTATGTTTTGTCAAGACTAAAATTTATATCTTACAGAAGCAAGGACTTGCTGTCCATGATCAGTATAAGCACCTGTGTAAACAGATGTTTGTTCTTTATCATGTAAGTAAAGACCAAGTTCTAAACCGTCCTGTTTATCCGGACGTTTTGTAGGATCATAATTGGCTACAATATTATGTACAATACCATAATAGTTTCCATCATAACCTAAGTCATCGTTTTCAGTTCTATGTGCTGTAACATATGTTGATTGAGTTACATTATACATTACACCGTAGTCTAAACGATCATCACTGGCTAAGCCTGTGTTCTTGTCATCCCAAATTTCAGCACCCCATAATAATGGTACACCAAATCTGTGTAGACTTCCACCAATTGACCAACCTTCTTGATTGCCTTTTGATGTTTCTTCAGGACCTGTAATACGCATATATGATAAGTCTGCATATCCCATTAGGCTAACAGTACCTGTAGCATAACCTACATTGCCGTCATTATCCCAGCCAAGTGCAACACCCCATGGTTTTTCTTTTTTTAGTCTGTAACTATCAAAGTCAAACTCGTTGTCATAATCCCAACCACCAAATGTTAACACAGTTTTTTCTCTGTGATCAATTCTGTAGTTTGTTTCTGTATAGATAAGAGGCACACTAATCTTAGGTGTTTTTGCAAAACCCATTCTTTGTGCATCTGTCTCACCAATGTAAAACCTTGCCTTATCATTACCAAACCCTAATTGTTTTTCAACCAGTGTATTGTCTTGTGTATGATCTAATTCGTAGTATGAATCATAAGTTGCTGATGCACCTACCCAATCAATTGATAATGGTGTATCAACAGTGGTACTAATACCAAACTGTAATTCACCTCGTGAATCCCAACCTGAGTCATAAGTCTTATCATTATAACGGCCTTCTAATTCTCCGTTAACAAAAAAGCCTTGTGGCAAGTTTGGAGTTGAGTTCTCTAACTTTTCAATTCTCTGTTCCAAAGTTAGATCATTTGCTTTAACCGGTGCAGAAAACAAAATTGCCACAAAGGCAATCATAACTGCAACCAAAACGCTTAAAGCAATTTTATTATGGTTTATTCTCATTCTTTTCTCTTTTCCTTATTATATTTTTTATCGATAAAAAAAGAGACACAACCAAGTGTCTCTATTTTAGTTATGCACTCATTGAGTGCGTTATTTTAAATATGGCATAGGTGGAGGGATTCGAACCCCCTGACTTTTTACAGTCCTGGTTTTGGAGACCAGTGTGACACTCCTACTTCACCGCACCTACATAAGAAGTTATTTTTGGAATTGAACTGTGTATGTTTTTCCATTGTACACAAAAGTTACTGTGGAATGTGAATACACTCGTTCAACTGTTTCATTATATCTGCGTTCGCGACTACATTGCGTTTCAACACGACTTTGTGCTTTTGAATTATTATGTCCAATAATGCCGCCGAGCAATGCTCCAACGGCTCCGCCATTGTCAACATTCTTTGTTACGTTGTTACCGATAACTCCTCCTATGATAGCACCTGTAAGTGCATCTCCGGTTCTGTCGCCGCCAACTACAACATCTTGGCATACTTCTACATAGTATGGTGACTTGTTTACAACACTTTTAAAGTGATCGTTCACTACTTCTGCGTGTGCAATACCTGCCATAAATCCTGAGCCAATGCAGATGGCGATGGCATGAAAATAAAACTCTTTGAACTGCATTTGATTGTCCTTCTCTGCTGTTGATGTAAGTGCAACTTTTCTGTTGCCAGGTAAGTTGCCAACCCCGTAGCCTAACTAATTAGGCCGCAAGAGCAAAGTTTTCGTTTGCGTCTATCGTTTTGCTTGATTTACGGTCATCGCCTACCGGTAACTCCACGTTCTCTATTGCATCAGTCGATCCCGATCACCCCCATCATAAACACACCATAACGGAACAAGAGTGAGTAGTACCAAGTTCCCGGATCAACAAACCCCTAACTATGTTAGCAGTTGTTCTCGCACCCGTGATGTGCTTATGGTGGAGGTGGGGAGAATTGAACTCCCGTCCTGCCTGCCTTCAATTGGCTTCAACGTTACAAGTATATTTATAGCACCTTTATATGGTGATGTCAACCACTTTTTTAGTTTTTTGTTTGATTTTTGGCTTCTTAATTGGTTCTAACCAACTATCTGCTATGTAGGCTTGTGGACTTGGTCCAAGCAAAGTGTTAATATCGTCTGCTTCTATCCACCAGAAATGATCTGTGACTGCACACTGACAAGCCATTCCTCTGAATTGGAATTGCTCTCCAGCATTAAATTTACCTATGTATTCTTTTACTTTTACAATGCGGCCAATGTTCTCTGGTCGAATAGAAAAGACTATATGAGCGATATCGCCTTGTTCGCATTTCATACAGTTACTTAGTGTGGGAGTTTATTTTTTTGCGATGTTTCCGGCAACCTTCTTACCACGAAAGTCTAATTCGTCATAAGTCAGTTCCATACCTTCAACAATATGGTCTTCTTGAATACCTGCTTTTTTAAGTTCAGATATATGTACAAAGATGTCGGTAGAACCCTGTGCTTCTGGTGTTATAAAACCAAAACCTTTTACTGGATTGTACCATTTTAATTTTCCGTTATGCATATTTTTGATGTACCCTCTTGTACAACTATTTAGTTGTTTTAGGAGTATTTATAAAGAGAACAGCACAGAATTAAAACAAAACTGTGCTGTTCGATCTTTAAGATTAAAGATAGTTTTTCTTCTCTTGTATTTCTGCTCTTCTTGACTTGGCAAGTTTACCAATGTTTCCTAAGGCTTTTCTTGCTCTTGCCGCGGCCGCTTTAACATTTTTAGTATCAAATGCTTCTGCTTCCTTTAAGTAGTTTTCATACTCAGCAATAATTTGCTCATGAATTGTAGACATATCTTTCTCCTGTAATGTGTTTATAAACAGTGCTCCAGAACTTAGCAGTTGGGATTCCATCAAGATATACATTGCTGTTATACTCGTGTTCAATAAGAATAGGCTTTAAACCTAAGGCTTTGCCTGCCTTAGCATTTTCTATTTTATCTTCAACCCACCAGGCCCCTGAACCTTCATACTGTTTTAGTGCTTCTGTTTTGTCAGCACCAGTTGGTAAGAAGGTAATATCGGATATTGTGCCTTCACCAAAGACATCTGCAAGATTCATCTTGCGTAATTCTTGTGCTGGCTTATCCTTGTGCATCGATGTAATAGCCTTAAACTCATAGCCTTTTTGTTTAAGAAGTTTTACTACCTCTACTGCGTCTCTATGAGGATCTAAGAAACACATCCATGCAGAGCGATTAAAATACTCTATCATAAAACGTCCTTTTTCCTCATCGATTTCTTTTTTATCTTTAGTTTCCATCCATTCCCATACATGGTATTTGGTATTGTCTTTTTCAACAATTCCTTCAATTGCCATAAACTGTAAGAATCCGTTCTTCCAATCTAAGAGAACGCCGTCAACATCAACTAAAATTAATTTGTTACTCATAGTGTTTTAATCCCTGTTGTTGCTTCAATATATCTCTTTGCATGATCCGAAAGTGTTTGGGTAATAACCATTACACTTCTTTTTGGAATAGTCACATCTGATAATGGATCGCTGGTAATTAACCATTGACCTAATACCAAACCACTTGGGCCTTGCATTAGTGTTAAAGGTTTATGGACAACATAACTGTCGTCCTTTTCCTCTTCCATTCGAGTTACAATTTCCTCACCTGAGGTAAGTTTAATTGAAACTGTATCTCCTTTTTTAAAGGGTGTTTTTACCAGCATTAGTTACCATGTCCTGTTCCGTTAAATCCTGTATCTTCTATATACTTGGCTAATTCGTTGTAGCCTCCTATATACTTACCGTTCAGGATAATTTGCGGGACAGATCGTGGTTGTGGCATACCGTTTACTTCGAACTCTTCCAAAAGTTGTTCGCGAGTAAGGTCTTTTCCGACTTCACGTGTTTCGAATTTGATATCCAAACTCTTTAATAAATGTTTTGCTTTGTCACAATATGGACATAATGGTTTTGAGTAAACTACTGTTCTCATAATTTGAATCCTTTAAAGGTATCTTTTTCTACATCTTGTTTGACACCGCCGATAATATAAGACTCGACTTCAGTCTCTTGCGGTGCAACCTGCAAGCCTGCTGAACTTAACCAATGCTGTGTCCAAGGTAGTGGGTTAGTATTAAGTGGACGATCATAGATCGTTTTCAATCCAAGTGCTTTCAATCTCTTGTTAGCAATGAATTCTACATATGCGTGTAATAAGTTTTCGTTAAGTCCGATAATTGATCCATCTTTGAACAAATAGTCTGCCCAACGTTTTTCTTCATCTACACAATTACGCCACATATCATAAACTTCTTCCTCACACTCTTTTGCAATCTTAACAAAGTCTGGGTCATCGTCACCTTTGGCCCAATGCTTAAGAATATGTGTACTCAAGTTTAAGTGTGTTGCTTCATCACGTGCAATCAATGAAATAATCTTTGCAGATCCTTCCATAAGTTTCAACTCACCAAATGCAAATGTACAAGCGAAACTTACATAGAAACGTAAACCTTCAAGAATGTTTACAGTCATCATTGCTTTGTATAAAGATTTCTTTACGTCATAAATGTTGCCTTTACCTTTGTTAAAGTAATTGTTTGCAACGTCATAGAAGTTATCATATTCTTTACATACACTTTCTGCACGTTCAATAATCTTTTCATCGTCGAGGATAGTATCAAAAACTTCACTTGGGTTTGGATATACGTTCTTTACAATATGTGTATACGAACGACTGTGAATTGTTTCAAAGAAGTCCCATGCTACAATACAACTTTCAAGTTCGGGTAACGAACAGTATGGTAAGAAAGCCATACAAGGTCCACGTCCTTGAACTGAATCTAAAAGTGTTTGATATTTCAAGTTAGAAGTAAAAATGTGTTTCTGCTCTGGTCGAAACTCTGCGTAGTCACTTCTATCTTTTTGCAGTGATACTTCTTCTGGTCTCCAGAAGTAACCAAGCATCGTCTGATTTAATTTGTCATACTCTGGGAAACGAAACGTGTCGTATCTTTGAGTGTTTTGATCCTCACCAAAAAACATATACTGTTTGGTGAAATCAACCTTGTTTCTATTGAATACTGTTTTTGCCAATTTGTTTTTCCTCTAACTTTACCTACTATGTTACACTATTATTTGTACTCTGTCAAGAATTAAATTGCACAACTATCACAAACTTCTTCTTCATTTTGTGATTCAGTTAAGCCTTCCTGAATAAGTGGAGTACTTATCTCTTCTTTTGGTTCTTCTACTTCATCAGCACCTTTAAAGTCATATGTGTTCTGATAGTACGAAGTTTTCCAACCGTATTTGTATGTATTCAACAGGTCTTTAAACATTATAGACATCGGTACTTCGTTGTCTGCGTATTGTAATGGGTTATAACTCCAGTTACCGCTAATTGCTTGATCAAAGAACTTTTGCATTACTGCAACAATATTAATATAACCTTCGTTGCCTGGCATATCCCAAAGCAATGTATAACTGTTCTTTAGTGTTTGATACTGTGGAACAATCTGCTTAAGAGGCCCTT